AAGGTGTATGCTGTAGAATACAAGCCATTTATTGGTAAATCATTAACTTACTACAACACAGACAATACCCAGATCAATAAGAATGAGCATCTAGGCAGCCTAAAAGACCAGTTCAAAAGTGGCCATATAGGTTTATCTATATTTGAAGATAATAGTTTTATAAGTTGTGCTAGTAATAGACTTTTTCAACAGCCTACAGAAATTAGATTCTTAAATGGTAAGGTAGAAAGAAAAACTTTAATTGATAGTTGTTCCTTAGGTAATTCTATTCCCACAAAAGTTGGTAATTTTTCTGCGTCAATAGTATTAGCGAGCGTTAATGTTTATGATAAATTTAATGGTATAACAACCAGTACATCAGCATTAATTAAAGGTTTGAGTGGTGGAATATTTAAAGATAAAAACTACTACGGTGTGTACTGGTTTGATCGCAATAAAGAATTGGGGTTTAAAGATGCTTTTGGAATAGTTTACAATAGATACTTTTAAAAATGGACGATGAATTAATTTTTTAAATGAATAGAATATTTAGCTTTACAGTATTAATAATACTATCTTGTCAAAGTTACGCTAATTCTTTTAATGCTAAATACATTAAAAATTATGATGGCGACACAATAACAGTAGATCTTGATTGTGATACTGATTTTTTTTGTAAAGACGTAAAGGTTAGATTGTTCGGACTAGATACCCCAGAAATTAGAACCAAAGATAAATGCGAAAAAGCTAAAGGATATAAAGCTAAACAATTTGTAAAAGATAGATTATCTAATGCTAATAAGATTGAGTTAAAAGATTGTGCCAAAGGTAAGTATTTTAGATTGGTATGTAATATTATCTATGATGGTAAAAACTTATCTAAAGAGCTATTAAAATGTAAGTTAGCTTATCCTTATTTAGGAGGTACTAAGCAAAAAATTAATTGGTGTAATAATGACTAGGTATTTAGAATCAATCACAACTAAAGATTTCCATTATAGTGAGTTTTTTAGAAGCAGTACCGCTAGGCAAAATAATATAGATAATTCTACTCGTAATAGATCTATACTTAAAAATCTTAAATTTACAGCTCAACAGCTACAAAAAGTTAGAGACTTATTAGATAAACCAATTATTATAACTTCGGGGTTTAGGTGCGAATATTTAAATACATTGGTATCCGGTTCTACTGGCAGTTATCATTTAATTGGTTCAGCCGTTGATTTTGTATGTCCAGAATTTGGAGAACCCAACGATGTAATAAAGGCTATTCAAAAAAGTGGTATAGAAGTAGATCAATGTATCGCTGAATATTCGGGGAAAAGTAGATGGGTTCATATATCTTTTTTAAAACAACCCCGAAATAAATTTCTAATTTACAGATACGGTAAATATACTTTACTTGATTGATTCCTGGTATTATGTTTCCTTCTCCATTGCAAAGTATAACAAGGCTAAAGCATCAGCCTCATTATCATCTTTAGGGTTATGCCCTAAATCTTGAACCGCCTTTATTACTTTTTCTTTATTGGCGTTACCTTTCCCAGTTATAAATTTTTTGATGGTACCTACGGCTACCCCTTCATAAGGTATCTTATTATCTTCACAAAACATAGTAAGGGTTGCCTTGAATCCACCGTAGCAGTGAGCAGCATCTGTGCCAATATGCCTACGCACTTCTTCAAAATAAACTACATCAACCCCCAGCATTAATTTGTTCTGTATGTCTTGCAAGTGGTTACGGAAATTAAAGAATCTACGGTCAGCACTTTGAAAGCGAGTAGCCTTGAAACTCTTACTAGAAGATTGGATACTCCCCTTTGAGGTCATAGCAATTCCTGTCGTGGTGCCTAGGTCTAAAGCGAGTATTGTTTTAGTCATCGAATGTTTTAATTAATTTATCTAAATACCACTTGGCTTTTTTAAGATCTTCTACTCCATTTTTATGGTCAGCTCTTGAAACATACTTAATGATATTCCCTTTGCAGTAGCCAGCCAATTGTTCCGGTGATGTTTTTGCGGTGATAAAATCAAAAGTTTCTATACCGCCTACCTTGTAATGGTCCGGGTTTATGTTGTCAGGTTCAAGGTTGTCCGTGTCAAGGCAGTGTTCACTACAGTAAACAGGCGCCCCTTCGTATTTAACCCAACCGGAACCTCTATCAAAAAGTATATCACACTCTTCTTTATTACATATCATAATTTAATTATTTAATATTTAAAATAGTTTTCCAGTCCATATCTTTATAGGTTCCCCTAAAGTCCATATAGTTATCTATGTCAAAGAGCTTTCGCCTTTTTATATCTATTAACGCATATCGCCTAGGCATTAGTCTAGTGTCACTAGTCAATACAGCTCTAGCCACCATCTCTCCGTCTATGAGTATTTCTTTTTGGTTATTTAAACTTACTTTCATAATTTATTTTTTATAATTAATACCAGACCAACCTTCCGCTTCCACAGGACAGTCAGTCGCCCAATCTGGTGTTTGTGACATGAGCTCACAAAATCTTATTAAAGGGCTTATCATACTAGTATGATCTTGCCTTGGGTGTTCCACAATCAATTCATCATGCACCGAAAGTACAATCTCAAAGCCAGCTTTCTCAATCCGGATCATAGCTTCAGCCATTAGATCTCTGGCAACTGCTTGAGTTATATTCTCTACTAGCTTACCACCATACGTGCCGTTGCGGAATGCTTTACCATTCTTCTCAGCCATATAACTTAGTTCGATACTCATACCCCAGTCAGTTTCTTTCTCCCGGAGTTCAGGCTTATAATAATGGAGGCATCTACCACTTGGTAATTGACACTTTAAGAAATCATCCTCAGTAAACCAAATGGTTTTGCCTGCTGTAATTTTTTTACCAGTACGTACGGCTGTGTGAGCAGCTTTCTCCTGGTCTTGCCAAAGGGATCTTACATCATGGTAGGTGGAGCGGTAAGTATTGATGGCTGTTTTAGCCAGGCCCTCATGTACTTTAATCCCCCAACTCAAACAAGTTTCAAAGAACTTAGGTGCGCCCATACCGTAGCCTGCTCCTAGTATTGCAGCCTTTCCTAACTGCCTCTGCTCAGGAGTTACGTCTTTAACATCTACTCGGTATATGTTTGAGGCCATGTCTTTATATAGATCCTGCCCTTGTCTAAACTGGGTAAGCATTTTCTCACTACCAGCTAACCAACCTAATACCCTAGCCTCAATAGCTGCAAAATCTGCTACCAAGAACTGCTTACCCTCTGGTGCTTTAACCACTCCTCTTATAGCTCCGGACATAAAACCCATCACATCTCCGGTGAGCATCTCTACTGCTGACAAGCTACCTTGTTTGATTAGATCAATAGCTGTAGCCATATCTTTAATGTTACCTCTAGGTAGATTCTGGAACTGGACTAACTTACCAGTCCATCTACCTGTGGAAGCACCGTGGTACATAAGTACATCTCGGATCCTACCATCTGGTGCAGTAGAGTTCTTCATAGCTTCGTACTTAGCTGTAGAAGTTTTACTAAGACCTTGGCGTATCTCTAATAATCTTTTCACCTTAGCATCTTTAATATTTGGTAGCGCTTTAGCAACATCATCCTTAGTTAATCCAGTTAAGATCTCCCCTCTACTTGCGGACCACTCTAATATCTTGGCTCTCTGTCCAATGGTTTGGATAGCCCCTTCTGTTATTATATCTATCTCGGCTGCTAATTTAGTTGTATATTCAGAGAGGATTTTTAACGCTGCATCCACGGTATCAATGTCTATTGGTACCCCACGCATATTAATCTTTTGGTCAAGCTGCCATACTGCTAACTCTTTAGCTGGTAAGTCTCCTAACCTTTTTGATAGTGCGTGTTCTGATTCTACATCTGACTTGCAGTATTTATATAAGGTTTCAAATTTATCTGGGTGATCTTCTTTTTCAAAGTATATCTTGGTACCTTTAGTTCTTGGCTTACATAATTGTAACATCACTCTCCTACCCTCATCATCTTTGGTAACATCAAGGCCAAGTGTTTGACCTGCCCCGCCTAATGATCTCGGTAGTGCGTGGTATGCAGCTTTAGAAGCTGAACATCTCCATTGCTCTGGTTTTATCTCTGGCCAACCATAGCGCTTAACCATTATGTTTTGCCATATAGCTTTCTCAAAGAAAGCGTTATGTGCTTCTACCTTAGTCCCGCTAGGTAACCAATTGTGCATCGGCCTATCTCGTATATCTTCCGGTGTGTATAGCTGCAACGTGCCATCAGAATACTTAACAGCCAAGCAAAGAACCTCAGTAGTTGGGTGCAACGAGTACACCCAACTACCGGTTTTCTTTAAGTCAGCTTCGGATCTTGTTTCGAAATCTATGCTGATCATACTAACCTAATAGATTTGATTGTTGGTAATTAGCTGGGTTATCCTGCTCATCATCAATAACATCAAACTCATTTTCAGGGGAAACCTTAGCATCTCCACCAAAAGGCTCACCATCTTTAACTTTCTGAACATTGATTAGATAAAGAGTAATCCCTTTACTTCCATCAACATCATAAGCAAAAGGTTTCAAGCTGGCTCTGATATAACACCCACCGTAGATCTCGCTTTCATCTAAGATTGGTTGAGTTTGAGCATCAACTACCCCTGGCTTGCGAGTATTCTTAGTTGTGATAAAGAAACAACCGTGGTACTCATCACCGTAAGGCTCACCAGTTTTTGGCTTAACACCATCACCATCTTTGATAGGGCTATGAAGAACCTTGGGTCTTTTAGCCCCCCATTTTTCTTTAATGGTTTCTTCTATAGCTGCTTTTAATTTACTAAGGTCAATCTTCTTATCAAAAAGAATGTCAGTAGAATACTGCATCTTACCGCTCTTAGCATTTAGTTTAGGTTTTAATAGATATGTGTAAGAAGCTTTTCCTACTGGGGTTACATAGTTTGACATGGTTTTACGTGTTTTAAAGTTAAAAAATTATTCTGAAATCACCGTGAAATCAGATTCTCAGTATCC